GTAAATAAACCATTATTGGCAGTTTTTGGTTTATTTGGATTGCTATTATTAGAAATGACTTTTGATTTCATTTCTAATGAGGCAATCCTGTGTCTAATAAAAAGATAGGTTTATCAAGAAACTCTGTATTTATTTGGTCATTAACAATTCTTAATTCTTCAGCATTAAGTATGGTTTCTTGTTTTGTTTCCAAATTTTTCATTGTTTCCCAATAATTGCCAACTATCTTTACATAATTATCACGAGGTCTGTAAGAATAACCGTCATACAGATTTTGAGCCTCAATCAAAAGTGTTTGACGCTTATCTCCTTTACGATTAAGCTTATTATTATTAAATTTGTAATTAGAGCTCATTACATTACTATTTTCTAGTTTTGCATATTTTAAATACATTTTAGCCATGTCTTCAAAATATTCAATACCTTTGTAAGAAGTTAGTAAAGCAATAGCTTGATCACAATAATATTCACTTAATCGCTCAGACGTTAAATTAAGAGCTTTACGAGAATATTTTGCTAAGGTTAAGAATTTAGAGGGATCTCGTGTTAGAAATATATGCATACTATTATAGTTAGTATACCATGCTCTAAGACTACAAAACTTTATAGAGTTTGGATAACCAAATTCTATGAATTTTAGTATTTGTCCTAAACCATAATTTCTATCATCAAAATCATTTTCTGGTTTTCCCAACCAATATTTCTCATATCCCTTCTTAATTTCCTCAATATTAAGATAATTCTTATATAAAACTGTGAAATCATCACCTTTAGAAAAGCATACGAAATCCCTATTTAACTTTAGTCCTAGTTTATAATTAGTAAACCAATTATAAAATCCCATACGTAATGTATTCATTAGAGTTGTATCACAATCTCCACTGAATACAGTACCTAAGACAGAATAAGTCATTAAAGTTTTCCTATGTTTATCTACATTTAAAATGACATCCATAGTTTTATAATAAGACTGACTAATATATTCGAATAACTCTTTAGGTACATGATATATTTTATCCATAATCTTTCTATAAATATATCTATCTAGCTCCTTTAATAATACATCTTGTGTATTATCAAATGCTGATCCATCTCCCTCAGCAGCAATATAAAATCCATCATCTATATAATGATTTATTTTATCTTGCATTTGAGTCAAATTTTGACCACCACAATATGTTGGTATTTTCTGAGCAAATAACTCTTCCAATTTCCAACATACAGGACCCATGACATATTTTATTAGATCAGGTATAGCACATACCATACGAGGTTTTCCGTCTATACTTTGAACTTCAACTTTACAAATAGCTTCATAATGTAATAATTTAGGATCTAAATTATTTAATCCACTATAATGTTCAGTTAAAGGGTCAGTACCATTAATAAATTCATGTATCTTAAACATTCTATCTTGTTTACTTTTTGTTAAATGATTAATCCATTGATTAAACGAATAACCAAAATCAGATAAATCATCTCCAATAAGTTCATCTATAGTTTGTTTAGACCATTCAATAAATTCATTTAGTACTTGTAAATTCGGTGTAGGTGCAGATTTTATTTGTCGCTTAGCAGCAGCAAATATCGTCCTTTTACAATTATTATATAATATTGAATCTCTTTCAGATACAGTATTATTAAATAACTGCAAATACCTTGGCTTACTATCACAAGTACAGGAAATATCTTTACAATCAATTGAATCAAAATTTTCATAATTATTACCAGCTAGTTTCTTAATTTCACTATCATAAATAACAATAGCTAATTTAGGAAAATAACCAGTATAATCACCATTGATTGTTGTTTGTAATGATTTTTCTTTAATGTTTTTATTGAATTGTGATAACAAGAATTCATCTTTTGGTAATAATCTTTTATTGATTGTGATAATATGTGGATAATTACCTTTAAATCTAGCTGGTGCTGCTTGTTTTTGCATTTCTTTAGAGTAACAAATACCAGTAACACCATTTCTAAATTTAAAAGTAGTTTCCTTATTAGACACATTTAATGAAAATCCAATTTGGAATTAGTTTTAACTGAAACATCTTTAACTTCATTAAGTCCAAATAATCCTCTTAATTTATAATCTAAATAACTCATTAATTTACCACATTTAAATGCTTTTACAACATTTGTAGGTGCTAAGTCAATTTTGTTATCTTTAAGTAGATTAATAAATTTAGTTTCTTTAGATTGTAATGAAGCTAATAAACAATTCTCAACGCATAAAGTATCTTTTATGGCATACATTAAAGCTGGAATTGCTTCATTAATAATATCTATTTCAGGCATATTATTATTAATAAATGCTAAATTAGATTTTACTAATTGAGATGTTAAGCTTGGAGCATTAATAAAGTTAACAGTAACTTTATTTAATAACTTTTTGCTTACCTTTACTTGTTTGATACTATTACATACTGGTATATGAGTAATTAAATCTTGATATCCATCAAATATTCTTCCTTTTACTTTGTGTCTAACAACTATAGTATCTTTAACTTCTCTAACTTCTATATCTTCATTTATATTAAAATCAGATTTAGAAGATGAATTATGCTGTGTTCCAAATCTATACATTAATTTTTGTTCATAATCCATTTTATTATCAAGTAAAGTTTCAGTTAATACTTCACCAAGTTGTGAGTCACTAAAAACCTCATCACCTAAATATGCATCAAAACATTGCATTTTAGAAGGCTTCTTAATTATTACAAATCTTTTAATGGTTAAATTAATTAATTTATAACAATCAAGTTGCTTGATTTCTAGTGTGAAATCGCATTCATTTTTACTACTAAATAATAATTGGTTAGTATTATCATTCAAGTATTGATACTTATATCCAGTAACTTGATCTCCAAATTTTGTAAACAAATGAGAATTTCCATCATGAATTACATTTTTAACAACACCAATAAATTTATCATCAAGATAAATATCTTGAGGACCAAATTTGTCAGTTTGTGAAACATAAACATAACCGAAACCAACTTTACCGAAACAACAATTAGCAAACATATTGTATAATTGTTCTTCGCTAAAATGTTGTAAAGTATTACCAAAGTCAACAATGTCGTCACTACCAAATATAATATTATTAATATCATATTCAATAACTTCTTTATTGTTTTCTTGATAAATTTTATCTTCATTAGATTTACGAGCATAATCATTTTGACTTAATATGATATCAACAGCCTTAGAACCAATAGACATTATTGATTTTAAAGCATCATTAATAACATACAAAGGTCTTAATAATCTTGCTTTATTGGAGTCAAATTGGAAATTAGGTAATCTGTAAAAATGACCAATTTCATTAGCATTCAAGTAATCACAATATCTATTAATGACTTCCATTTCATTATTAAATAAAGTGCTAGAATCTGAACCAACTTTACTCATAACTGGTATTCCAAATTGTTTTCTCAAGTTATCAGCTGATATATGTTCCCTTAAGACAATATCATCTGAAAATAAAGTAGTAATATTTCCAATTTTGGCGGTTTTGGAAATTTTACTTTGTGATGATTGATTGAAAGTGTTAGAATTAATAGCATTAGAATTCATATTAATTCAAGTGAGGTTTTAGCTCCGGGAAGAGATAAAAGGTGATTAAAGCTTCAAACTATAAGTTACGATTTATAGCCAAAACTTCACCCCAAACACCCAATGCATATGACCAGATGTTTGGCCTCGAAACACAGTAGTTAATCTATTGTGTGTTTATACAAAAGCTTTGTCGATTATTGATGCAATATATAAACGTCCAATATTTTATATAAACATCTTTTAATCATACTTTTATATAAATCATAAATCAACTAAAGCATTGTTATGTAAAAGACCAAAATATAAATAAAATATTAAATTGTATAAGTAAGTCCTCCGCCGGATACAATAGTAATATTGATTATTTATATATATGCTCTTAGACACCTACACTAACTATACTATGTAAGTTAACATTATTATTGATAATGTTTATTATATCATTATATGTAAGTAAGTTCTCCATCGGACATATAATAATATAATATTAAATACAATACTCATATAGCTACGTGCTATTATATTATAACGTTATTCGCATTTAAGAATTGTTCGTAACTTGTTATAATATAATATTTAATTATTAGTAGTTATTCAATAAATAAGATAGTATATAATTAGCAATTACTACTTGGGTTTCTTCTAAGTCTGTTCACAAAACACAATTTGCATGCTTTTATTCTACCCTGATTATAGTAAAAGTCCAATTCTAATTATATATTAAGTTATTTAAAATACTTACTAATAAAGTTAAGTTTGTAGTTTAATCTAAAATATATTATTAGTTATATATATATAATACTTAATAATAAATAATTTATTATTATAGTTTTATGGATTTAAATATTAAATCAATAATTATTACAGTTTTTGGATTTAACTAAATTAATAATTAAACATTAACTTGCTTAATAATAATTAAATAATATTAAATATAATATATATATACAATAAATAATAATATATATTACATTAAACAGATATTAACATTGTTAATACCTATGCTACATATTAATAAATTACTATAAGTTCGTCACGCTTATTTCATTTATTATAGTGGTAGTTTGTTATTTCTTTACATTATACATTAATATAATAATTAATAATACAAGGTATACTATTAATATATAATTATAATAATATATAATTGAAATAAAGTTAATAACATGGACAAGATTTATACTATCTCTAGTTCATATATGAATTTTTACTGTGTCAAGATTCCCTATTTTATTCATATACTACCTCTAAGTATGCAAATAGAACCTAATCTATAAGTACATACTAATATAAACTATTAATACTATAGTTAACACTTTATTAATTTTATATAAATTAATATATAAAGTTTTATAATAAAATACCTAGTTCTATTCGTGTATTTTAAGGATTATATTAGACTTTACCCCGAAGAGCTTGACGACTCCCAGTATAAAACTTTATAATTTCTTATACGAGCTTTTAATATAAGAAATAAGTGTGTTTAATGTTAAAAGTAATGAACTGAAACATTAAATTAACATATATTATATAGTATATAGTACATATTATATTACATATATATAAATATATGTATATGTATTATATATTATATGACGTAATATATGCAACTATAATATGTTATATACACATGACTATATATAACATATATAATAGTTTATAACAAAAATTTAAGATATAAG